AGCGTGCCGCGCCTCGCCTGGCGCATCGTGCCGCGCGACCACGTGCAGGCCCGCCGGCCGGCCGTCGTGCACGACTTCATCTACACGAACCTGACCCACCGCTTCACCAAGCGCGAGGCGGACAGGATCTTCCACGCCGCCCTCCTCGAGGAAGGCATGAACAAGGCCCTGGCCTGGCTGATGCACGCCGCGGTGCGCATTGGCGGGCGTGGCAACTGGAGCGCCTGACATGGGCCTGCTGGAGAACCTGATGAACCTGCTGCCGGAGCTGCTGCTGACCGCCGTGATCGGCTTCCAGGCACATCTGTTCCGGCAGGTGAGCGAGGCGCGACGCGAGCACCTGGAGCTCCGCGTGGAGATCGCCCAGAACTACCCGAAAACCACCGATTTCGAGCGTGCAATGGACAAGCTGGAAAGCAACCTGCGCGCCCACATCGAAGCCCTTATGAGGAACAGAGCATGACCGCACAACGCCAGATCGTGATCACCATCGGCGCCACCGACTTCACGTTCAACCTGTCCGCCCAGGACGTGACGAAGTACTTCAACGCGCTGACCCCGAGCAACAAGGTCGCCCCCGGCCACAACCTGCTGACCACCACCGTGCAGCCCGACCAAAAGGACGCGCTGCGCCCGCTGCTGGCCAACCCGGTGCTGACCATGCAGGTGGCCGGCACGCTGCTCGAGGAGTACAGCCCGGACGTTGAGGTGGCGGTAAAAAAGCCCTCCACCGAGCCGAACGACTGACCGAAGACGGCCTGGGCCAGCTGATGGCCCTGGCTGAACGCTGGCTACCTGGCGCGGCGCCCACCCCCGAGAACATGGGCACCGCCAAGTGGCTGGAGGACGAGTACTGGAGACGCATGGAGATCGCCGTAGCGAACGGCATTGCCCATGCGTTGAATGGTTAGGTGATCGATGGCTACGAACAGCGCCGCCCTGAACTTCATCCTGAAGCTGACCGACCAGGTCAGCGCGCCGTTGGGCAAGGTGAAGATGGGCTTCAACGAGCTGGCCGAGAAAGGTCAGGACAACATCCGGCAGATGGGCTTCGGCCTGGCCGGCATGGTGGGCGCTGGGCTGGCCATCAACGAATCGCTGCAGCCGGCGCTGGAGATGAACCGCGCCCTGGGCGAGGTGAAGTCCCTCGGCGTGGCCGAGGACGCACTGCAGCGGCTGAACGACAAGGCGCTGGAGTTCTCCGTGGCCTACGGCGCGAACGCCCGCGACTTCGTTTCCTCGGCCTATGACATCCAGTCGGCGATCGCCGGGCTCACTGGCGAGCAGCTGTCCTCTTTCACCAACGCGAGCAACCTACTGGCCAAGGCGACCAAAGCCGACGCCGGCACGATCACCAGCTACGTCGGCACCATGTACGGCATCTTCAAGAACCAGGCCGATGCCATGGGCAAAGCCGAGTGGGTGGAGAACCTGACCGGCCAGACGGCGCTGGCCGTGCAGATGTTCAAGACCACCGGCAAGGACATGAGCGACGCGTTCACGTCGATCGGCGCCAGTGCGACGTCCGCCGGCATCGGCCTGTCCGAGCAGGTGGCCATCCTCGGCACGCTGCAGGCGACCATGGGTGGCGCCGAGGCCGGTACCAAGTACAAGGCCTTCCTATCCGGGGTGGGCGGCGCCCAGGAAAAACTGGGCCTGTCGTTTACCGACAGCCAGGGCCGAATGCTGCCGATGCTGCAGATCCTGGACAAGCTCAAGGGCAAGTTCGGCGACACGCTGGACGTGGCCGAATCCGACGCGCTGAAAAAGGCATTCGGCTCCGACGAGGCTGTGGGCCTGATCAAGCTGCTGATGACCGACACCACGGGCCTGGCCAACAGCATGGAGCAGCTGGGCAACGTGCACGGCCTCGAGCAGGCCGAGAAGATGGCCAAGGCCATGGTCGACCCCTGGCAGCAGTTCGGCGCCGCAGTGCAGGCGCTGCGCATTGCCTTCGGCCAGGCGCTGATTCCTATCCTGACCCCGCTGATGGAGCGGCTAACCGGCATTGCCGGGACCATGACGCGCTGGGCCGGGCTGTTCCCGAACATCACCCGACTGATCGGCATCGCCACGCTAGTGGTATTCGGCCTGGCTGCCGGCATCGGCGCGATCACCTTCGTGGTGGCGCTGGCGAAGACCGCCTGGCTGGGATTGTCCGCGGTGTGGACCATCGCCACCGCCGCCGCCTGGCTGTTCAACGCAGCGCTGTGGGCCAACCCGATCACCTGGGTGGTGGTAGGGCTGATCGCCTTGGGCGTGGCGATCGGCGCCGCGATCATCTACTGGGACGAGATCACCGCGGCGATCATGAACACCGCCGCCTTCCAGTGGGTATCGGCCCAGCTGACCGCCCTTTCCGATTGGTTCGCCTCCATGGGCGGCTGGAGTGGCATGGCCAAGGCCGCTTGGGACGGCATCCTGGCGATCTTCTACGGGGCCATCAACGGCCTGATCGCCATGCTGAACAAGATCCCGGGCGTCGAAATCGATGCGCAGTTCGGCGCCATGCCGGAACTGCCTGGCGCGAACGCGGTGATGACCGCGACGGAGCAAGCCGAACGGGCGCAGAAAGCCCAGGCCACGATCAACAACGCCATCCCAAGCCTTTCCCCGCAGCGCGCCACCGCGGTGCCGCCGGGCGGCCTGCTGACCAGCATTCAGAACACCAGCAACCAGGACAAGGGCACCCGGGTTGAGAAAGTCGAGATCCACACCGGCAAGGCGATGAGCCCGCTCGAGCTGGAAAACATGCTGGGCATGGCGGTGGGCGGATGAGCGACTACATCGACCTGCTGATCGCCGACAACGACCTGGTGCTGGACCTGTCCCGCCAGCCGTTGCTCATCGATGACCGCGCGAGCATCGCCCAGGACATCGCCCACATGATCCGCGACAGCGGCCTGCTGGTGACGCTGGTGGCCGAGCGCGACCGGCTGCGCCAACGCGACTGCATCCAGCAGATGGAGCTGCTGGTGGAGGCCGACGAGCGCCTGGTACCCGGCACCGCACTGATCACCCAGGTGGAGCCAGGCCAGTACCTGGTTACCGCCAAGACCCTGAAATTCGGCAGCATCGAGGTGGCCCTGTGAGTGACGTGGACTTCAAACAAGCGCTGATGGATGCGGGCATCCCCACCACCGAGGCGGGCCTGCGCCAAGCCTGGGAAAGTGAGGTGACCGCCCAGGGCAGCAAGCTGAGCAACACCAGCGCGTACTCGCCGTTCTGGCGTGTCGTCACCGCGCTGGTGACCAAGCCCGTGCTGTGGCTGCTGGAGTTCGTCAGCGGCACGGTACTGCCGAACTTCTTCGTGAAGACCGCCACCGGCGCCTGGCTGGACATGCTGGCCTGGGCGGTGAACGTGGAGCGCAAGGGCGCGACCAAGGCGCGCGGCGTGCTGCTGTTCACCCGCCTGGAAGCCGGCGGGGCGCTGGAGATACCGGCCGGCACGGTGGTGCAGTCCGCCTCGATCAACGGGCACGTCTACCAGTTGGTCACCACCACCGCTGGCACCTTTACCGACGGGCTGATGCAGTTGGAAGTCCCGGTGGAGGCGGTGGACGTCGGCAGCGGCTACAACCTCGCGCCGGGCTATTACGCCATCCTGCCGCAGCCGGTACCGGGCATCGCCGCGGTGGTGAACAACGAAGGATGGCTGGCTTCGCCGGGCGCCGATCCGGAGCCGGACAGCGAGCTACGCCTGCGCGTGCGCAACCAGTTCTCGGCGGTGAACCAGTGGCACACCGACGCGGTGTACCGCGCCATGATCGCGGCCTTCCCGGGCGTGCGGCCCGATGGTGTGTACTTCGAACATGGCGCGCCGCGCGGCCCGGGCAGCGCCAATGCCTATGTGTTGTTCGAGGCGGACGTGCCGGGCGAAACATACCTGGAACAGATCAACGCGCACATCCGCGACGGCGGCAACCATGGCCATGGCGACGACCTGCAGGTGATGGTGATGCCGGAAACCCTGCACGACATCAGCCTGACGATCTGGCCGCGCTCGACCCTGCCCCCGACGCAACGCGAGGCGCTGCGCGACGAGGTGGCGCTGTTCGTGCGATCGGCGTTCCGGGAGAGCACGCCACGTGATTTCCAGCCGACTTTGACGTACCCACAGTCGCGCTTTTCATTCAGCCGCCTGGGCGAGGAGCTGCATCAGCAGTTCCCGGGCATCGAGTCGTTGGATTTCGCCAATGCGGACATCGTGTCCGAGCTGAGCATCCCGCGCATCCAGAGCCTGGAGGTGGTGAATGCGTAAGGGAGGAAAGACGGCGACCGGCGAAAACCAATGGGGAGGGGCGTCCGACCGGCCGGCCGTCACACGCACTGACCGGTGCCCGGTGGTGAAGTTCCCAGGCGAGGTGCGCCGATGATCAAGCTCGAGCTGCCCTTCTGGCTCGCCGGTACCGAGCTGACCAAGCTGAAGGCCGCGGCCACATCCTGGTGGGCAAAGGTAGAGGGCTGGATGCGCTGGCCCCTGCTGCAGATGGACGCGGACACCTGCCATCTGACCATTCTGGATCTGCTGGCCTGGCAGCGGGACATCACCCGCTTCAAGGGCGAACCCGAGGCGCTGTACCGCCTGCGCGTGAAGTACGCCTTCATCAACGCGGTGGACGCCGGCAGCGTCGCCGGCATGAAGCGGATCCTGCAGCGCCTGGGTATCGGCTACGTCGAGATCGAGGAACGCCAACCCGACCGAGACTGGGATGTGGTGCTGCTGCAGCTCACCGACGGCCAGTTGGCACAGAACCCCGAGCTGCTGCGCGTGCTGATCCAGCAGTACGGCCGCACCTGCCGCCGCTACGACTTTTCCACCATCACGCCAGCGCCTCTTTCCGTGGCCCTGGTCGATTTCAACGACGACCAGCAGACGCTGGTTGCCAAGCTGTAGGAGAGCCCCATGGGTGCCGCCATTACCCTCGCCGGTGCAGACCTGATCGCGCAGAAACAAGTCGCCAAGGAAGGCCTGGACGTGGTGCGCTTCATCTTCGCCAACGTGCCGGGTCTGAATCATGCCGCCGCGGTTGACCGCGCAGCAGGCCTGCCGTCCGCTGAGCAGATCGTCCACGCCGCCATCATTCCCGCCGAGAACAAGGGGTACGTGAATCCCAACCAGGTGGTGTACAGCGTCCAGGTCGGATCTGACGTGGGCGACTGGGATTTCAACTGGATTGGTCTGGAAACCGCAGAGGGCGTGCTGTTCGCCGTGTCCTACGTGCCGCTGCAGCAGAAGCGTCGCAACATCCCGCCGCTGCAGCTGGGCAACAACCTCACCCGCAACTTCCTAGTGGTATTCGACGGCGCCCAGGCACTGACCGGCGTGACCATCGACGCCAGCACCTGGCAGCACGACTTCACCGTGCGCCTGGCCGGCATCGATGAGCGCGAACGCCAGAGCAACCGCGACATCTTCGGCCGAGCGTGCTTCTTCGGAAGTGCGCTGCAGCTGGAGAAAGTAGGGGCGGTGTATCAGCTCAAGCCTGGCACCGCCTACGTGGAAGGCGTGCGCCTGCAGCGTTCTGCTGCGCTTCCCGTCGTGCCCCCAGCATTCCCGACCACCGCCTGGCTGGACGTGGCCCTGCAGCGCGAAATGAACGACGTGGTGGCGAGTTGGAGCGTGGTCTGGGGCGCTGGGAAAGTGGACTACGTGGACAGCGCAGGCGTGCAGCACTACTGCGTGGCCATCGCGGATCTGCCGAACAGCAACACCATCACCGACAGCCGCCCGGTGGAGAACATCGCCGGGCCACTGGTGGCGCACTTCGCCGCCCGCGTCGGTGACTATGCCGACCTGCGGGCCCGCTCGACCACCAAGGACGACGTGGGGCTGGGCAACCTGCCCAACGCCAAGAGCGACGACGAGAACACCGACAGCAGCCTGATCCTGGCCACCACCAAGGCGGTGAAAGCAGCAACAACGGTTATCTGGACCGCGATTGCCAACATCGTGTCGGGGGCCACGGTTGTGGGCAACGCCGCGAAGCTGGCGACTGCTCGAACCATCGCGCTGACGGGGGCGGTGACCGGCTCAGCGACTTTCAACGGCTCCGAGAATGTCAGCATCAGCGCGATAGCCACCCAGGCGACCGAGGCACTGGCTGGGGGCGCCAGGGTGGCGAGCCAGACACAGGTTGATGGCGGGACGGATGACGCTGCATTTGTGACGTCAAAAAAAATGAGATGGGGCTTCACGATAAGTCTTACAACGAACGGCTACATAGCGTTCCCGTCCTGGCTCAAGGGTTTTGTCCTGCAATGGGGAGTCACCCCTGGGAGCACGTCCCAAACAGACTTTCGATCATTCCCCATAGCCTTTCCTAACGGATGTCTAGGTGGGTTCGGCGGTTACGTTGATTTCCTTTCTTATGGAGGAGGGTGTGTCTTCATTCCGATAAACACCGCCCAATTTGTGCTCACACACCGAAATTCAGGGAACGGGCTCGCCAGCTTCAACACACGTTGGTTTGCCTTTGGCAATTGAGGAACAGATATGACTGCGCGCCGGTTCTATAGCAAAGAGACGGGAAGTACATACCTTGAGTCCCTCCATGGAAGGGTAATGCCTAGCGATGCGGTTGAGATAAGCGAGGAGCTTTTCCAACGCGTCATAGCGAACCCTCCTGTCGGGAAGATCATTGACCATGACCAACACGGGTTGCCACTACTGACCGACCCACCAGAGCCCAATGCGGCGGAACTAGGCACGGCCACGCACACGCGCCAAACCACAGCGATCAACCAGGCTTGCGAAGCCGCCATCACCGCCGGCTTCACCTCGGACGCTCTGGGCGCGCCGCACTTCTACACCAGCCAGCTGGACGACCAGCTGAACCTGACCGGCGCGGTGCTTCGCGGCCTCGACATGCCCTACGCCTGCCGCGATGAGCAGGGAGTGAAGGAATTCCGCCTGCACACCGCCGAGCAGCTGCGCCAGGTGGGCGACGACTTCACCCTGTACAAGCTGCAGCTGCTGCAGCACGCCAATGAACTGAAACAGCAACTGGACGCCGCGCTCGATGCTGGTGACTTGGCTGCCCTCGAGGCGATCAGCTGGGAGGCGCCGCAGCCGTGACCTGGGCACCGGTGACCATGCGCTGGCCAGAGCAAGCTACGCAGTGGATGGCAGAACTTGACGACGCCAAAGGTCTGGCCGGCGGTGAGCTGGCGAACACGGCGCAGCGGCTCGCCGGGCTGGACGGGCTGGCTACCACCAACCCGGGACCGGTCGGCGGC